CCAATCAAGTTTTACAAATGAAAAATTTATTAGCCTATATCAACAATCAAGACGACCCAACAACTAATTTTGCTCTGGCTCTTGAGTACGAAAACATGGGGCAAACTGGTGCTGCAATATCTTTTTATTTGAGAGCTGCTGAAAGATCCCGCAACGATTTGGAACAGTATGAAGCCTTGCTTCGTATGGCATTGTGTTTTGCTAAACAAAAAACTAGAGATGACACAGAAAAAGTGCTGTTGGAAAAAGCCATTGTTCTCATGATGGACAGACCCGAAGCTTACTTCTTGCTCAGCAAGCATCATGAGATTCGTGGCAACTGGCAAGATAGTTACACTATGACATGCATTGGATTGAAACAGGCGCAGTTAAACCAGCCGCCAATGCAGACCGGTATTGACTATCCAGGCAACTACGGTTTGCTGTTTCAAAAGGGCGTGGCTGCTTGGTGGGTGGGTCATCGTGAGGAGTCTAGACAAATCATGTTGGACCTAAAAACCAACTACACCCTAGATACTGTGTTTCGTAACGCAGTTGAAAAGAATCTTGAAGTCTGCGGTATGCCTAAAACTCCAGCAGTTTTTAATATTGGTAAAGCATCAAGCTCAGTGATTCCTATTTTGCCGTCTAAGACCCAGGTGGTGTCAGACATGGTCAATAGAAATTATAAAAAAGGCGTGTGGATTGTTGATAACTTTTACAAAGATCCTGATGCTGTGAGAGCGTTTGCTTTGGCACAAGAGTACGAAGAAGGTGGCCTGGGCAAATACTACATAGGAAGCCGAACATCCAAACAGTTTTTGTTTCCAGGACTCAAGGAAGAATTTGAAAGAATCATTGGACAAAAGATCACTCGTTGGGAAGATCATGGCATGAATGGCCGCTTTCAATATGCCAGCGAAGGACAACCACTGGCGCATCACTGTGATCTTCAGAAATGGGCTGGCATGCTTTATCTAACTCCTGATGCACCCTACAGCACAGGAACATCGTTGTGGTCATTGAAAAACTCTGATATTAGACATTTAGATCATCCAGAGATTCAACGAGCGTTCAGACCAGGGTCACAAAATTTAGATAGAACAATTTTTGAACCCGTGGATATCATGGGCAATGTTTATAATCGATTGGTTATTTTCAATGCAGGATATCTTCACAGCCCTCACGAATATTTTGGATACACAAAAGAAAACAGTCGCTTGTGGCAAATGTTTTTCTTTGATTAACCAAAGATACCGCGCTCAATAATTGCAATTTTGTCTTGAATAGCATCAAGGTTGACTGTGTTCCACAGCCCTGGATGCATGGGCTTGGGAAAGTTTCCATTATCTAACCAAGCATACCCAAGATGCTCGTGATTTAACACAGGGATAAACTCTTGTTCAATCAAACACACCCAGGTGTGATAAGAAAAAGCACCGTCAGCTGAGGTAAATTTTTCAAGTGGAATCAGTCTTAGATAGTCCGGAAACGATCCCAACTCTTCTATGCACTCTCGTTCCATGCCGCCCAACAGTGTTTCGTTGGCTTCAAGTTTTCCCCCTGGCAACCCCCAAGTTCCTGGGTGCTTGGGATCATTACGCAAGAGATATAGATAACGCCCGGTCTTTAGACTTCGAAACCAAACACCCACGGCCTTCAAAGAACGAGTCTCCATGTTCCTCCCGGGTACACACCTTGATAACTTTTGATCCAAGAATCACCAGTCCACTCATATTGGATATCAGTTGTGATGTTTGTAACATACTGTCCAGCTGGTTGTGTCTGTGACAAAAACATCACTCTCCAACGGCCATTCGCGTATTCAATAATATCGTTGGCATTGGCCACAAGAGGTCTTCCGTTACCCCCGACCCAGGCTGTGGGATTTTGAACGTTGTTTGCATTGCCAGTGGCTTCGGTTAACAGGTAACGTTGGCCCTCAAGTGCAGAATCAAGGCCGTCACCGGGACCACTCACCAGCGGGTTGATCACAGCAGAAATTGGAGCAAGTGTATTTTGCGGCGTAGTATCAATATCCACGTCAAAAATCAAAAATCTTTCATCGCTGGGATCTACTACAATGGTGCCAACAACTTCGGTATCGTCTTCTTGAATCAGTCTCAGTTGACTTACTCCGGGACGCAGCACTCCGTACATGTTGATCACTGCTGGCCATAATAAATTTGAGTCTGGTATAATTTCCGCTGGATCCAAACTATCATTGCTGGGTTCCTGCGACAGACTTTTTTGCTGAAGAACCTGCACCTTGTTACCTATTAGTACAGTGGCATAGTTAAACGGTGTAATAACTTGTCTAGTGCCCAACAACAGGTCATTGTTGGTAACAGAGTCAACCAAGTCTCCGTCACTGTCATACATGTTGGCAATGATTCTTTCCACAACTCCCAGCTTCTTGACCTTGGCAGGTGGGCTGATCCAAATTGGAAGGTTAAATCGCAGAGTAGCAACATCAATTGGATTGTCTGCACCCTGTGGAATAGTACGCGAAGTCCAGGTTGTTTGTTCAAGTTCCACAACACTGAGACTGGTCCAATCCAAGTAGTTGTCTGTGCTTTGTATTTCTAGTGCAGGATTGAACAGCGTTAAAATTTGTTCCAACAATTGAAACTTTTGATTTGTGTTTGATGTCCAAATGTCTAGAGTAATACCCAGTTTGTAAGGCACAGGCATCAGTCGCTCAATAGTAAACGCATTGCCCTGTGTGGTTTCATATGTTTCTGTAACCTGGTCATATGTGCGTTGGCGCACATTTACCTTGCTGACAAAATAGGGTTCCTGCATCCTGGGGCGATCATAATCTAAAGAAGAAACATAGAATGTCATCAGGGGACTTGACGGCATTGAGTTACGTGAGTTCTCTTGAATAATGGTTTGAGCGTTACGACTGGCGTCGCCGTAACGAACCGGAACACGCAACAGTGCCATTTTATTGGGATCGTTTTCTTCTCGCCCGTACTCAACTTGAAAGTTGCTGATGATTCTTGTGAATTGTAACAAGAATCGTCGTATTTGATCATCGTAAAAAAATTGCTGCATCAGTTAACTCGATTTCTGTCCAGGACGTGTATTTGGGTACGGCTTCGGAGGGAAGTTCCCGTCTTGATCTCCATTGTCCGCCCGGGGCTTCAACAACTCGCTCAAGCTTTGTCGACTTGGAATGTTGCCCAAGTCTGTTGTTGGCACAGTGTATGTATTGTTCACAAAGCTGGAGCGCAAAGTATCGTTACTGCTGCCATTGTTTAGATTTGTACGCACTTTGTCCTCAATCTTGATCCAACGACGTCCATCAAAGCGGAACAGTCGATTTGGGAAGTAATCCAGTCTCAAACAGAAGTCTCCGTCCACAGCACCAAGTGGGAAAGCAACACCGGTTGTAACTGGTAACCCGTTGGGCGGAATTCCATCTCCTGTGAGATAGCCCACAGTGTATCCGTCTGCTCTTGGCACATTACTCATGCCTGGTTCAGTGCCGTCCACAGTAGGTGTGGTTTCGTCTGCTCGGAGTCCTTCAGGATCACCTGGTGCACCGTTGATATTGGTGGGCAACACATAGTATTTTTGTGTGTCGTAACCAGACAACGGGACTTCAACATCGGCCTGTGTAAGGATAGCATCGTTGATTTGCTGATCTTTGGGTCGAGTGGTGAATTCATCACTTTGAGTAGGCGGTGTGTACTCTTGCCAGTATTCATTGTCAGTGATGGGGGTGTCTGCTGGTGTAGGTTTCGCAGCTTGATAATAAACGTCGCCATAGTTGACAATGCTGCCTGTGGGATAGAAGTTGCCTGGATCCCAGATTTGTTCAGAGACCACAGGTTTCTTGAGAATATCTTTGTACTCTTGACCGTTGGTCATTGGTGTGGCTTTCACACGCCACAGGTGTGGCAACCAAGTTTGACTGAATCCCTCAGACGCAAACGCAGCGTCTTGAATCACATAGTACTTGGGCAGTGGCTGCGGAATTGACGCATCCAATGGATTGTAATCTTTTAAGTTGGGTATTTCAAGCACGTCGCCGTTCATGAGTTTGCGCCGAAACGTATCAATCATGTCATTGTAGTGGAATGTGATAAACAAGGTATCGTTGTTCAAGAACAAACCAAATTGCGTAAGGTCAAAGTCCACATCCTGTGTTTGATAAACACCACGCATGACATAGATATCTTGATCGTAAATTCTATCACGGTTTTCCAGCAACAGCAAGTCTTGGATGTTTAAGGGATTGAGCTCGTCATACACTGGCTGAGTAGCATCAGCATTGCCTGAAAAAGCTGAATCTTCGCCACCAGTTTGTGGGCCCATGTACTTGTGAACAAAAATATCTAACCCTCCAACGGTGTACATCTCGGAGATGGTGCGATCCAGGAACTGGTAATCGCGTGTTCGATTTGGGCGGTATAGGCTTAAACGTGGCATAGTTTAGTATTTATGGGACCATTGACCAATAATTCAGCAAGTGCTATAATTTGGGCATGAAAGTAGTTAAGTTAAACCGTAGATTCCGTCAATTCAAAGAGCATGGGCACACAGTGGCCCTGCGGTTTGCCAATGGCTATAGTGACGAAATTCGAGCAATTGAAAAAGTCTGTCGAGCCCGGTTGCAGGGTGGCGGCTGGTTGCGTGAGCATGACTGGTACAGTTATTACGGCGAACGAAACAGTCGTTATGATCGTGATATTGGCAGGCCCTACTGGATCACATTTCGCCGCGAGTCAGATCTTACTTTAGTACTACTTTGTGCCGACTTGACCAAAATTAGCTGATCTGCTATAATTACAACATTGATGCAAAAGGAGCCCCTGTGAAAACTATCAAACTGCTGAATCCACGTAGCGCAGACACAAACATTCTTGGCGGAGAACCCACTTGGGCAATTCAGCCAGAACAAAATCGCATCAGCGCCATGAGCAAAGCATTTTCATGGTACAATTACTTCTATGGCAAGAAGGATGCGCGAGACATGATTGTAAACTACTTGGAACAGCACAATCGCAAAGCAGATGTTCGACTGCTTAAAGGAGTTCCAGATTCTGCTATTCGTCTCACCACAGGTTGGTTGTGCCGCATGAGTCTAGTGGGTCTAGAGCTGGAAGACAGCGAAAAAGCCAAGCTGAATACCATGTTGCAAGAGATTCTTGCAACAAAGCAAGACGAAGAAGTAGAGCCAACAGAAGCAGAAGTTGTGCCCAAGATCACTATTCAAGATCGACTGCGCGAAAAAGTCCGGGACTGTGCTGGTGAACTTGATGGCTTGTTTGATGAGTTCATTGCTGGCGGCGCCAAGCTCAATGCAGACTACCAACCTATTATGTTGATCCGTGGCATGAACGTTGTGCCCCAAATGGTGAGCATGATTGCTGATATTTGGAAGCGCAAACTTGTGGAATTTGAAGCACTGCAAGAAGGCAAAGATGCACAACTGGTAGAAGCGTACAGCAATCTCAACAAGGTGCAGATTCGAAATGTCATTAAATTCTGCGAACTGGTTATTTCTGACTGCGGTGCTTATGTGCAGATCAAGAAAGTGGAACGCAAGCCCCGCAAAGTCAAAGCAGTGCCCCCAGAAAAACGTGCCGCAAAGTTCAAGCACCTTGTAGAATTTGCAGAGCTCAAACTCAAAGGTTTGCCGGCTGCAAGTCTTGTGGACAAATCAGAAGCTTGGCTGTATGATACCAAAAAACGCAAGTTGATTCACCTTGTTGCTGACTCGCATGCTCAGGCATTTACTGTAAAGTCAAATTCAATCATTGGATTCAGCACAGTAGACACTCAGCAAAAGACTCTGCGAAAGCCAGCTGACTCTCTAAAGGCTATTACAATTGCGGGCAAACCAGCGGCCCGCAAGCTGTTCAAAGAGCTCAGTACTACTGAAACACCCTGGAACGGACGTGGCACTGAGAACTTGATCATCCTCAAAGCTTGGTAAATAAGGGGGAACGGAGTTCCCCCGATGAGCGAAAATACACTACCGCAACTGAAGCAAAACCTAATTGAATATGTCAAGCTTCAGTTAGCGGATCAAATTATTGATATTGAACTGGATCCTGCGCACTACGAAGCTGCCTACCAGAAAACCATAGGCACGTATCGTCAACGTGCCACCAATGCCTATGAAGAAGCCTACATCTTCATGGAACTGATCCAGGACGTTAACATTTATACACTGCCACAAGAAGTGGTTCAAGTGCAACAAGTATTTCGACGTCAGTTCGGAAACTCCACAGGCCCGTTTGCATCAAACTTTGATCCATTTGCACAAGCGTCGATCAACGTTTACCTCATGAACTTCAACGTGGCCGGCGGCCTGGCCACATATGATTTTTATACCCAGTATGTTGAACTTGCAGCACGTATGTTCGGCGGCTTCATGAACTATACCTGGAACCCTGTGAGCAAAAAGCTACAGTTGATCCGTGACCCCAAAGGCACTGGTGAAAATGTGCTGCTTTGGACCTGGCAGCTCAAACCCGAAATTCATTTGCTGCAAGACTTTCAAATTCAACAATGGATCAAGGACTACATGGTAGCCAACTGTAAAATGATCATTGGTGAAGCACGTGAAAAGTTTGCCAGTATTGCAGGACCACAAGGCGGTGGCAGTCTCAACGGTGCAGCAATGAAAGCTGAAGCCAAAGAATCTATGACAGATTTGATTGAGCAACTCAAAATGTATGTGGATGCCTCGCAGCCGTTAACTTGGGTAATTGGTTAACTACCTTACACAACTCCTAAAAAATCTGCTATACTACAACATGGCAGACTTAATGATCGATATCGAAGGCCTGGGCACAGGACCAGACACCACAATCCTGACTATTGCAGCTCAGAGCTTTGACCCTCTTGGCCAAGGTTACCATGCTCGGCATTACTATGCCAGGATCACATTGGAAAGCCAAGAAAGTCGTAGCATACAACAAGACACAATTGATTGGTGGGCCTCACAGCCCGAAGCTGCAAGGCAAGAAGCTTTTGGCGAAACAGATCGAATCCCATTGGATCAAGCACTGGACGAATTGTCTAAATTTATTTGGCAAAGTAATTTGATCTGGGCAAACGGTCCCACCTACGATATGAACATTATCGAGCATGCCTACAAAAGTTTTGGCAAACCCATACCCTGGCAATTCTACAAAGTTCGCGATGCTAGAACAGTGTATAGCCTGTATCCTGACCTGCCCAAGCCCCCAACCAGCCACCATGCGCTAGAAGATTGCAAGCGTCAAATTGACATGCTGCAACTCACACTCAAACATCTAAATATCAAGGAACTACGATGATTATTGGAATTTGCGGATTCATTGGCACTGGCAAAGATACAGTTGCAGATTACCTGGTAAATTTACATCACTTTCGACGGGAAAGTTTTGCCAACACACTGAAAGATGCAGTGGCACAAGTGTTTGACTGGGATAGAACCATGCTAGAAGGGCGCACCAAGCAAGCCCGGGAGTGGCGAGAACAAGTGGATCCGTGGTGGGCACAACGGTTGAATATGCCCAATCTGACCCCAAGATTGATGTTACAATTGTGGGGCACAGAAGTATGTCGACGAGGATTTCACGACGATATCTGGATTGCTAGCCTAGAAAACAAACTGCGCAACAGCCTAGATGACATTGTGATTAGTGATTGCAGATTTCCCAACGAAATCAAATCTATTAAAAATGCTGGCGGTATGGTTGTGCGTGTACGTCGTGGACCCGAACCTGAATGGTACGATGCAGCAGTGTCCTATAACCGAGGCCCCAATGGAAATAGTTCATGGAGCATTGGTAAAAGCAAGCTAGATCAAATGGGAGTTCATGCCAGCGAATATAGCTGGGTTGGAACTGAATTTGACGCTGTGCTGGACAACAACGGCACCCTAGA